GTTATTGTTTGTGCGTTACTTAATCCGTGGTCTGATTCAAAATAAAAAGCACCAAAACCACCAGCATTAATAGTTCCATCACTAAAATCTTTTAAATTTAAAAAACTAGTATTAGATATATATTCTGTTAAATCAGTAGAACCATCATTTGATTCTACATGATTATAAAACCCACCAGCTGTTTTAAGTTTTCCAATAGCATCTATAGAAAAGTTTTGAATAAAAGCCATTTCATTTTCAGCAATATCCCTAGGGTCACGTAAACTATTCATGCCTCCAGAAAAATCTCTAATTATGTATTTTTGTTTAGGCATCTACCAAAGCTTCCATCTACTTTGAATCATAGCTTTTGCAACATCAAGTGCTTCTTTCATTATTTTGTCTTTTTCTGCTTTAGTTAGTTTTTTATCCTTCATACCATCTTCCAATGCTTTGACTAACTCACCTATTTGTACTACAAAATTTCTATTTTTAGCAGTTACAGTAGTTGCGTAACCTGCAATACCTAGTCCAACCATATATAATAGATTAGACCAGCTTAACCAATCGTTCATAAAGTCCATATTATTTGCTCTCCTTTAGAGTTTGTTTTATTTCTGTAATATCTTGCATTATTACATCTAGTTTGTAATTAATTAAATTTTCATCAGCTTTTAAATCCATTTGTTTTTTAATAGCATCTATATCGTATTTCATAAAACCAAAAGCAAGGGTTACACTAAACACTAAAACAATGACTGTTATTACATTTTCTACGGAAATACTTGTATTCAACTTCACTTCTTTTTTCGCTTTGCTGGTTTCTTTTTTTTCTTTTTCTTAGGAAAACCTTTTTTCATGTTATCATATGCTTTTTTAGTTATAGTAGATTTTTTCTTACTTCTACTAGTACCCTTTTTTTTACGTTTATTAATATTTTTATATAAACTCATACTTACTTTTTCTTTTTATGTCGTTTAGCAAAATTTCTAGCTGCTTCTACAGAACCAAATCCCCATTTTTTTAAAGCTAATGCTTTGCGAGTAGGTCTTCCTTTAGAATCTTTCATCGGGCCTTTCATGCCTGCAAATCTAGCTGCAAATGAAACTCTTCTTGGATTTGTACCTTTACTAACTGGAGGTTTTAAATTACTGCCTTGTCTTTTTGCAGATGCTCTACCTTTAGCATTAAGTCCACCTTTAGGATTTTTACCTGCTTTTCTTTGCCATGCAGGTGTTTTATAACTTTTTTTAGGTGCTTTTCTTTTTTTTGTTGGCATTATTTGCCTACTTTTTTCATAGCTAATTTATGAGATTCTGTAAAAGTTTTACCTTTTTTTATAGATGAAACCATATATTTTATATGTTTAGAAGTATGGTGTTTCGAGTGTTTTCCCATCGATTCTGTTTGTCGCTTATTTAAGCCACTCATTGAAACACCTTTAATTTTTTTAACTTTAATCATTAGTTTTTCCCATTTAATCTACTAATAACGCCTTTAATTTCCGAGACTTGATTATCTAAATCATTTATCTCTTTATTTAATGCATCAAATTTTCTATCCATCTTGTCATCTGATTGATTCCATCTTCCAATAAGTTTAATTATCATGCCTTCAGTATTCTCAAGAGTTTCACTTTGACCTCTATTTTCTGTCTTTAGGTCTTGCAAAGCGTCTGCCTGCGCAGACCCTCTTTTGTTCATAGAGAATACCATATACACTAGCAAAGCCCCTACGACACCTATCATACCCGCTTCGCTGTAAATCTTCATGAACTCCATTATTTTTTTCTCCGCGTTTCACGATTTATAAAATAGTTATGATTAAAGTCATCTTCAGTTAAGATTACTTTTTCTTTCTTTTTTTCTTTCCCCAAGATAAGGGATTTAAGTTTAATTCTGTTTGATACCATTCTAATTGTTCTTGCATTTGTGTTATTTTTACTTCTTCTTCTGCTATATGTTTGCTGACAAGGTCTTCAATTCTGGAATTAGCAAGTTCCATTCTTCGTTCAAGTTCTCCAATTCTGTTTTCAATGCGTAAGTACCCCATGACAACAATGCCAACTCCCACAATAATTTGCCCAAGCCACTTAAGATTAAGACTAATCCGCATATTATCGTCAAGTTTTGTAACCCCATAACTTCTGTACGTTTTTTCATCACTCATACCTCATAACCAGATACTGACCATCCACTATCACAACTTCCAAAAAGGACTAGACCTCCAAGTACAATTACTAAAAATGCTATTATAGTTAGATAGTCTTTTAAGTCTTCATTCATAATACCATCCACCAAGCAGCTGCTACTTCAACAAATATATCTGATGCAGTATTAATTGCCCATCGTTGTTTTGTTCCATACGTTTCTTCTGTACCTTCAACGTATACTTCAAATATTTCCCACGCAATACCTATTATAAGTACCCATAATACTGCCCATAAATCTGATGCACCTAACCATTGTGCTACTTTTGCTATAAATAATCCAGCTGCTAAATGATAAGATGTCCACCCATCTAATGCTCCTGAATTAACTTGCCATGAATAAAATGTTGCTAAAGGATTCTTCATTTAATTAACACTTTCTGATTGTTTAATTCCTTGTCCATTATTAAACCAACTAACTTCTTTGTTTTCATCTTGCATTAACATTTTAGTATATAATAAATCTAAATGTTTAATAAGCATTGCTACTTCTGGCATATGTATAACTAATTCTTTTTTATTAGAAGGTTGTTCTTGTTTTTTTTCAAGATTATTTTGTTTACTATATATTTCTGCTAATGTCATTTCTTTATATGCTTTGCACCAAAGTTATCTACAATCCTAGATAACAATTCTGCTTTAGTTTCACTATCACTATACGTAATACTTCTCATATCGTACCACGCTTTTATCTCTGCTTTCGTATTAGACTCATCAGGATATTCAGATTGTAACGTAGCAATACCACCTATTACTTGATGCTTACCTACTATTAATCTGCCGTGAGTATCACTATGAACTTTTTCACATTCATCTACATAATAATTTTCTATATTTTTAAAACTATCAGAACGCTTTACAACCGTACCATCTACTTCAACAAAGTAATCATAACCACTAGAAGGGTAAGTCAAAGTCTCGACAGTTCCGTCTGCATACGTTTTAGTACGTACAGCATTAGGAGTCGTGTTACGATGTAACCTAATTCGATGACCTTGACTACACTTCCTTATAATCATAACTAAGCTGCTTCTTCCTCAACTACTTCAGCTTCTGGTTCGAGTTCTTCTCGAAGTTTTGCTATGAACGCATCTTTACCCACACTTAACTGGTCTAAGTTAAACTGCATTGAGTTCATCTTATTTTGTAAGTCATTAATGTGGTTAAGTACTGCTTTTTGTTCATCTGTCATATCCTCGATTACGTACTCTTTGTCATCGAAAGTTAAAACAGGCTTTTGTTCTTTTTGTTTTTTAGCCATTATTTAGCTCCTTTGTTTGTTAGTTAAGAATTATTATAAATGTGAACTTTGATATTCAACACAAATTTCTAATACTACATCATTAGAATCACTTGTTCCGTTATCAACTGCATTACATATATATAAAAATGTATTATTACTTCCAACTATAGTTGTTGTTGGTTCACAAGTATATACTGTGCCATTATCTGCTCCTGAACCTGCAATTATATCCGATGCTGTTCCTAATGCAGTTGTACTATTTTGAGAAGTAGCAGAAGGAGAACTAGCTCCAAGTATTTCAGGATTAGTAATTGTACTACTTGCATTTGCTAATGCACCATCAGCAGCTGTTCCTGAACTAGTTGATAATTGAAGATTTAATGAATAAGTACCTAAATTACTTTTTGTAATTACTGTACAACTAACTCTATGAATAATACTAAAGTAACGAATTTGACATACTTCTGCAATAATACTATTAACTCCACTATGAGCTTTTGTAATAGTTACTCTAGCAGTTTTATATTTTATAATTCCGTAAGCACCAATACTAGTTTGGTAAGAATCAGTAGCTGCATTTACATCGGTATTACTACCAAGAAGAGTGTTAAATGTTCCAGTCGTTAATGCCTCAGCAGCACCTGAACCTAAAGCCACATTGTTAGTACCAGTTGAATTGTTTTTCATTGAGTTACTACCAATAGCTACGTTATCTGTTGC